GCGCGCGGCGGGCGCAGTGAGCTTCAGCGCCTCGGGCTGGCGCTGGTACAGCGCGGCCGGACGGGCGTTGGCGTTCTTGCCGTTGGTCTCGCCCTCGTCGTCGGGTTCGCCGTCCGGCTCGTCCCCGCCGTCGCCTTCGTCGTCGGATGCGTCCTCGTCCGGGTCGTCGGGATTGGGGACGCCCATCAGCTCGGCGAGGATCGGCTGCGCCGCGTCCACGGCCACATCGGCAGTGGCGATGAGGTCCAGGACGGCCGCGAGGGTGTCCATGGTCGCCGCAGACAGGGCCTTGCCCGCCCGCAGCTCGCCATTGCGGGCATCGACCCAGTGGCGAAGGACGCGTGCCTTCGCCGGATCGGCAAGCCACTCGCGAAGAGCACCCTCGGTAGGCGGGCTGGCGAGGGGGTCCTCGGCGTTCGCCCGCTCGCCCTCCGGCTCGGCGACGTTCACCCGTTCCCCCTGCAGCTTGGCGGCAGGAGCGCGTTCGCCGAGGATCTGCGCCAGCACGGCGCGGGTCTCCTCGGGGGTGTCGTCGCTGCCGGTGGCCAGGCCCAGGACGTGGAGCATGCCGCCGAGGTCGGCTGCGGCCAGCTGCTCGCCGGTGCGCTGCGCGAACGCCTGCCGCACCAGGTTCGGGAAGCCGGAGCGGGCCAGGTTCGCCAGCTGCCGGGTGCGCAGCCCCACGTGCCCGGCGGTGGCCGGGTTCGCCCCGTAGTTCACCACCGACGTGTCGCCCTTGTGGATGTTGACTTCCACGAGGTCGAACTGCATGTAGTCCGGGGACCACACGCCCCGGGTGATCCAGAACGCGAAGGACATCTCGTCCAGTTCGCCGCCCTCGATGCCGGACTGCACGATCTGCACGTCCGAGCGGCGCGGGTCCAGGTCGGCTTCGACGTACAGGCCGATGTCGTCCTCGGACAGCCGCATCGTGCCGGGCTTGGTGCGGGCCATCGTCGCCCCGCCGTGGTTCAGGAGGAACGCCGTGTCCGGGTCCTCCGACAAAGTCTTGGCGAACGCACCGGCCCGGACGATCTCGACGTAGGGGCCGAGCCAGTCGTACATGTCATACGGCTCCTCGGTGACCGAGGCGTAGCCGGTGAACAGCAGCCGGGATCCGCCGGTGCCGTCGGGCTTGGCCCGGATGGCGACGTCGCGGAACGGCATCGACAGGGACTGGACCTTGATGGCGTCCAGGTACAGGGCGCGGGCGGCCCCCGGAACGCCGTCGAGGAACCGGGCCTGGTGCACGGCCATGGTGCTGCGGGCGGCGGGAAGGGTGACGCTCATCCGGGCGGCCTCCGTCTTGAGGTGAGAGATCAGGGAGTGAGGCAGCACGAAGTCGCAGCCGGAGGGCAGGATCGGGACTGAAGCCTCGGGTCCGCCGACGAGTCCGCCCGTCGCGTACCGGCCGGATGCCCTCTGGACTTCCGCCGCGATGGCGGCGGGGTTCAGAGGATCGCCGGAGACTTCGACGGCGATCGCCTCATGCGCGGCCAGGGACTTGAGTTCGGCCGGGGTCTCGTCGGCGTCTTTGAGATGTGCGGCCAGGTGGTCCCAGGCGCCCTGGCGGTCAGCGTCTGGGATGTCGGAGCCGCCCATCGCGCCGTTGAGGACGCCGATCGCGGACTGGCAGCCGGTGACGTTCGCGTCGCCCGGCTTCCCCGTGGCCGACACCTCGTGGTGCGGCAGCGAGCAATCGCCCTTCTTCGGGCCGTCGCCGTCGGGCAGCCAGGCGAAGACCTTCTTCAGGTCCGCCTCGGTGTAGTCGGTGCCGAGGTTCTTGACCTGCTCGCCGCCATCCCAGGCGACCTTCGTCATGTCGGTGTGGTGGGTCGGGACGGCTGGCATCGTCTACGGCTCCTGTCCGGATTCGGCGGCCGACTTCGGGGTGGCGGCGCCCGGGTCCGGGCCGTCGCCCGCCGGTGAGTCGGTGTGCGCGGAGTTCAACGGCGCGTAGGGATCCGCGCCCTTGCCGTCGGGCAGGGGCTCCATGTCCTCCAGCGCCCGGATCTCGTCGATGGTCAGCCACGCGCCGTTGCGGGCCTGCCCGTAGGAGGCGTACCGGCCGGCGGTGTCGGTGCGCAGCAGACCGCCGACGTTGAACCGGGCGATCTGCGGCTTCGGGAGCATCGCCGACCAGGTCTCCTCGAACAGGCCGATCCAGTTGGACAGCGTGTACTTCAGGAACCCGAGGCTCTGCTGCTCGATCCCGGTACCCCAAGAAGTTGTGCGGTCGACCTGGCCGAGCATGTGCGGCGGAACCCCGAACAGCATCGCGATGTCGAGGTTCTGGGCCGCCCGGGTCCCCAGGAACTGGGCATCCTCCGGGGTGACGGAGATCGGCGACCATTTCGCGCCGCCGGACAGGACGCCGACGGTGTGGGAGTTCGACAGGCCTCCGTGTCCGGCCTGGAAGTTCTCCTTCAGGCCGCGGGCACGGTCCTTGTCCAGGTCCCCGGGGACTTCGATGATGCCGGTCAGGTGCGCGCCGGAGCCGAAGAAGCGGGCCCCGAACTCCTCGGCGGCCAAGCCCAGGCCGATGGCCTGCCGGGCGTAGGAGATCACCGACATGCCGACCGGTGACTCCGGCATCGACATGCCCATGAGATGGACCATGTCGGAGGCGTCGACCGGCTTGCGGTTGACCTGGTAGAACCGGGACCCGTCCTCGTTGAGGCCGACACCCACCCGGTCCGGGTGCAGCACCATGACCCGCGTGGGGCGCAGAACCTTGTCCCGCAGCGTCACCAGGCCGTAGCCGTTGCCCCGCAGCAGCAACGACACCATGAGCTGCGTGAATCCGGTGCGGCGGGTCGGGAACTTCAGACTGTTCGCGCCGCCGAACGGATCGGCGATGATCAGCGGCGGCGCGTCGAGCTGCTTGCGGATCGCGCCCTTCATCTGCACCGAGTCCAGCGGCAGCCCGGCGACGGCGCTGGACAGGATCCGCACGCACGCCGACACCGCGAGCAGTTGCATCGCCGTGTCCTCGGTCACCGGCACGCCCGACGAGGTGTAGCCGGCCAGTGAGGCGTTCGACGGGATCGCCCACGGGTCGCCGGCACCGGACGGAAGGTACATCCGCTCCGCCGAGCGTCCCCGGATCCGGCTGGTGATACTCACGGGTTACGTGCCCCTGCCGGACGCGCATGGGGCGACGGCCGCCTCGGTGCCTTCACCCGCACCTTCGGCAGCTTCACCTTCGGAATCGCCAGCTTCACGCCGCTCAGGGCCTGCGCGGTCAGCCACAGGGCCGCCCCGAGGACCACCAGGCCCAGCGCGGGCGCGATCAGCCACCCCGCGACGACGAACACGGCGTAGGCGGCAAGCTCGACCGCATCAGAGAGCATCGGATGCCTCCCAGCGGGTTTCAGAGGTCAGCCCACACGAAGTACTCGGCACCGGACTGCTTCGGAGGCGGCTGGCAGGCCCGTTCCAGGGCCATGACGGCCGCCACGGCAAGGTCGATCTTGCGGGGGCTCGACTTGGCGTCCTTGGAGATCCGAGTGCCCCGGTTGTCGGTCCGCGTCCGGCAGTTGGCCATGTGGCGGGACAGCCTCGGGTCGCCGGACTGCGTCAGGGTCTTGTTCGCGACCGACTCGTAGAACCGCGCTGTCGCCGGCGTCATTCTTGCGGGAGATTGGGGAAACTCAACGATCGGCAGGCCTTCATCTTCGAGGATCTGGTACGTCCGGGCCCACCTGGCCGGGTCGCACACGATTTCCCGGACCTTCCATCGGCGGCATGCGATCCGAATGGCTTCCTCGACATCGAGGATCGGCACCGTCCACTCCTCGGCGGCTTCCTCCGGGCGCTCCCAGGCGTCAACCACGTCTACGTGCGGTATCGGACGGTCCTCGGACACCGTCGAGACGACCACCAGGGCGGTCGAGTCGTTGTTGAAGGAGCCGTCGAAGCCCAGACACACCTCGGCGCCATCCTCGATGGCCGCAGACTCGTCGGCGCAGGACTCCCACGCCCCGGCCGGAAGCCACGCCTGCACCGCCGAGACCCACTGGTCAAGCCTTTTCGTGCGAAATTCATTTTCGGGAGTCCGCAGGATCGACGATTCGAAGTCCTCGACGGACACGATGTCGCCGAGTCCGGGATTCGCTCCGTGCCAGACGTTCCGGTCCCGGTGGTCCGCGCCGTCAGGTGCACCCCACCAGGCAAAAAAGAACGCAGGATCCTTGATCTCGCGCTTCACGACACGGCAGCCATGCTGATACATCGAGTAGCACAGGCTGTCGCGCCCGGAACTGTCGGACTTCACTCCGGCGGTCGTAATGCCGACCATCAGCGGCTCAACCCGTGCGCCGGACGCCAGGGACAGGGTGTCCCAGAGCTCGCGGTTCGGCTGGGCATGAACTTCGTCGGCTACGGTCAGGTGCGGGTTCAACCCCTCCTTGGTGAAAGCCTCCGAAGACAACACGCGGTACACCGATCCCGTGGACGGCATCTCGATGGCGTCGCGGTAGATCTTGAAGAAGCCGTTGAACTGCGGCTCGAGTTCCACCATCTTCTTCGCGGTGCCGAAGACGATGCGGGCCTGGTCCTTGTCGGCAGCGATCGAGTAGACCTCGCCGCCGTTCGGCCCGAACGCCAGGCCGTACAGGGCGATCCCGGCACTCAGGGCCGACTTGCCCTGCTTGCGGGGCATCCCGATAAGTGCCTGCCTGTGTTTCAGCCGGCCGTCGGGGCGCCTGGCGAGGAGTCGCTTCACCAGGTCGATCTGCCACGGACGCAGGACCAAAAGCGAACCGGACGGGCCGCCGATCGAGTCCTTGGTGATCCGCAGCAGCTGCTGGGCAAAACCCACGAAGGCAATGCCGTCGCCGCGGGCCATGTCCTCGTCGCTGACGTCCGTGAGCCACAACGGGCGGTGGTCCTGGAGGGTCGAGGCCAAGACCGCACCCCCGATTGAGCCCTGGAGGTTTTAGCCGGACCG